ACTCCCTTAACGAAAGCGTCTGGTGCTGATGGATCGGCTACAATATCCCCTGCGGTAGCTAACATAAAGTCACTCTGGACTTCCATGATACCACTCTTATTCTGTTTGATTGAACCCATGCCACGAGATGAAATACCTAAAGTACCATCTGCATCCATGATGTTCTGAACGATCTTACCCATTGGCGTGTCCATTACTTTAGCACGACCAACGATGTTTGAACCGTCTTGTCTTAACTCTGTGAACATATGAGATACACGATCAAGATTAATCGTTGGACCTGCGGGGTGACCTAACTCACCATATGCTCTGTTTTTTTCAACGTAAGTTTCGTTATATCTCTTAACTTCTTTAGCAAGGATCTCTTTAGGATACATACGACCATTACGGTTCTTGATGTCACCTTGCATAATGATGCCTTCGATGAAGTACTGCTTAGTACCATCTTCTTTGGCTTCTGTGATATACTCTACGTCTTCAACGATTTCTTTGATTAATAAGCTCATATGTTTAGTCCTGTGTTAAGCCGCTTGCATTGCGAAAGATACGAATCGAGTAAACTGTTTCTTGTCAGATAACATACCTTCAACTTTTTTCTTGTTAACTGAATTTAACGATTTGTACGCATTAAGCACAGCAGATGCTGAGAAGAGATCGATCTTCTGCTTCTTGCCATCTTTGAACTTGACTTCGCCCATGCTCTTAGTTTTAACGATCTTCTCTAGATCAGCAATAACGCCTTCTGAGTAGTAGCCTTCTTTGTAAGACTCTTCGACTTCTTCTTCTTCGTCATCTTTCATTGCCATCTTAGTAGCAGTTGCATACATAACATCGACAGCACGATCACCGTAACGATCTTTGAACTCAGACATTTTCTTTTTGAGTTCTTTAACAATCTCTTCTTTCTTTGCTTTCTGAGCGTCAGTCATCTCTTCTTCAGTGAATTCCACTGCTTCATATACTTCTTGACCACCATCTTTCTCAAAATCGGCTAAACGATTTCCAGATAGATCAAGGGGTTCTGCCTGCTCATAGCCATCTGGAAGAGGTTTAATGTCTACAAGATGCTTGTCAATAAAACTCTTTTCTTTTTCTGGAGAAGAGTTGTCGCCTAAATCCTGCACTTGATCGAGGCGACTAGTTGCTTCTACTGTAAACTGCTTGAAAGATTTCATTTTTATTCCCTTGTTATTCGGTATCTACTTCTACATTTGCATTTGCTTCTGCTGAAGCTCCAAACATAGAGTCATATTTTGTTTCGATAGCTGTTGCCATTTTATCTGCCATAATGTTATTGAACGAGGACTCAAATGTACCTGCATCTTTATCCATCGCACTCTTAATCAAATCACTAACACTCATGTCTATCTCCTTACTTATAGGTTTATTTATATTTTATATAATTGCTACTTAGAACTCGTCATCCGCGATGTCGTCTTCTGCGTCTTCCGAGTCTTCGTCGTCTTGCTGAATCTGATCCCGCATATTCTCGATCTCGTCCTCGTTCATCATGAGAACATTCTTTCTTACCCATTCTGCGGAGTAGTACTTGCCAACGTAATCGTCAATGTCTCGTAAAAGATTTAATCTTTCCCTCAAGACTTCACTTTCCTTTAACTCTTCAAAGTAGTTGTCTTGCATGAAATCATATCTGACAGAAGCTTGAATGTCCGCCCACTCTTCAGGTGTAATGATTCCTTTAAGTATCAATTGCTTCTCAAGAATTTTATCAAAAAGCGATGAGAATCGTGATCTCAGTCTGTTGATAAACTTACTAAACTTAATCTCATCTCTAGATATTTCTGTTGCTCTACCTAAAGAGAATCCTGCGTCTGATTCCATACGAGAGATGGGCACATTAAGAGACTTAAACAATCTCTTCTGGAAGTATAGTACGTCATCTAGTTCACCTAGATTCTGTCCACCGGGCAATGTAGTGATCTCAGTACCCTTTCCACCCTCTCTTCTAGGTAACCAGAAATCGTCAGTCATACTCATATGTCTGCGATCATCTTTAACGTCACCTGTAGCGGCATCATAAACCAAGCGATTCTTATGCTTAGTCATCATATCTCGTAGATATTGCTCTGCTTTCATCTTAGGCAGATTACCCACATCGATATAGAAAATTCTTCGTTCTGGTGCTCTAGATATTCTATAGATAACTACAGCATCTTCCATCATTCTCAACTGATTCAAAGGCTTCATTGCCTTATGCAAGTTAGAGATGATAAGTGTGTTAGACTCATTCAGTAGACCGGAATTAGCGTGAACTATTGAGTCTGTTGCTATCTTAAGTCCTGCTAACTCTCCTTGCTGTGTAGACTGAGAACCACTAACGCTACTGAGGAATCCCTTTTCGCTATAGATATAGTACTCATTCTTGACCTGCTTTGTCAGAAATCTGTTGTCTTGACCGTTGCCAGTCTGGGACTTATCATCAAACTCTCTAACTTTGCGAATCTTTCTTGGATCAATATAGCGCAACTCTTGAATGCCTTTCTTGGGCTGCTTTACATCAATCATAACGTGATAGTTTATTCTTCCGTCAACATACCACTTTTGAAACGTATCATATCCAGTAGAAGAAAAGTCTAGAAGTCTAAGAACCGTATCAAACTCTTCTCTAATTCTTTTCTTAATATTATCTGGCTGATCAACGTCATCTGTAACACATTCGACTACTTTTTGATCAGACGCTATGCTGATAGCCTCATTCACAATATCATCAACCGCTTGCGAAATCTCTGGTTGCTCTAGCATAGACCTATATTTCTGTACAATTTCTGCTTCTGATCGTGCTGTTCCTGCTAGGTCTAAATAGCTACTAGCAGCCGTACCGGTAGCTGCTATATCAATAGAGCCATCGTCAGTATTAGCTTGCACGAAAGAAGGAATATTAATATTCTCTTCCGAGCCTTTACGCTTTATAGAAAATCCAAATAATTCAGCCATAGTTTATCCTTTAATTAGGGGAGAGGGGTACTCTCCCCATATTATAGTTATCAAGTTTATACGTTTGTGCCGCCGTCACCGGTGATACCACCAGAGACATTCCACCAATCGTACTGGAAAGTAACGTCGAATCGCTCGATGTCATCAGTTGTGCCCCAGTCTGTGGTGATTGCAGCTATGCTAGTTGGAAACAACCCGTTAAAGTTGTATGTTCTTAGTCCCGCACCAGACTTTGAGTACTGAGTAATTTGCGCCTGAGCTTTATATTCAGATGCGGTTAGAGCTTGAGACACATTACCCTGATGAGAGTTGATTGCAGACATCCATTCTTCCATAGCATTACGAATAAGGAAGTCTTCATCATTGATGATAGTTACAGTCCATTCAGCGAATGTTCTGTCACCTGCAACTTTAACCTTACGGCCAAAGTATGGAATCTCGATTGTTCCAATTGTCGCTTCTGGAATCGCTGCCGCTTGCACCATAAACGGTGTTTTAAGATCGCCTGCTCCATTAATAGGATTTGTAATCGCTACTTGGAACAGGGATGCTTTGGCACCCCCGAAGGTCAGTTGGCTTTTAATTTCATTGATGTTGAAAGCCATTGTTTATTTCTCCTTGTTTGTTGTATTATTTATTAAGCCGCACCAACGATCTCAGAGAACTCTACGCCTGATCTAACAGCGACAAAGTTCAACTGGATGAAGTTGATAGAACGTGCTGGCTTGATATAAATATCGCCAACAAATTGGTTAGTGTCAATCACTTGACCTGTGTTGTTTGATGTATCACAAACTACTTTAAAGTCATATATGCCACGTCTACCTTGAACGTCTCTAAGGAACGGTTCAACTAAGTTAACAAATGTGGCTCTAGTGAACTCATCGTTAAACTCAAATAATGTTGATTTAGCTGCTTGACTGATAGTCTTCTCAAGAACGATGAACAATCTACGAACATTGATTCTATCAAATGCGCTTGATATGCCCGAATAAGTCTTGTCGCCAAATAACACTGTACCTTGACCAGGCTGAGTGATAACTGGGTTAATCCCATTCTTGTACAACAAGTCTCTTTGAGCTTTGTTAGGATTGACTCGTAGCTTAACAACATTCTTAACGTTGCCTCGATTGTATCCAGCAGGAGAGAACCAAGGATCTCTTAGATCGTCTGTTCTAGCACATAGTCCAGCGATGTCGCCATTCAATGGAACCCAACGATATACATCACCATACTTGTCATATTGGTACTTGTAGCCGCTATCCAAGACAGCATAGCTGCTTGCGGTTACGGAAGCTGCCCAATCTACGATATCTTGTGGAGTTAGGTCAGTCAATTCAGGAGATACGAACGCTACACAGTCTCTACGGACTTCAGCGATATTATCGATAATGTAGTTTGCGAGAGCATGAGTTTTAGCTTTACCTTGTAATACAAACGAGATATCTACATCTGACGCATCGCTGAATAGATCGTATGCTGTAGCCAGATCGCCTAGAGTAACATCGTCTTCGTCTGAACCGTCAGCGCCAGTTGTTAATACCTGCTGAGATTTATGTCCAGTTAGCGTAGAGTTAACGACACTCAATTTAATCCAATTAGAAGATGCCTCAAGTACGTCAGTGATGAAGCTGGATGTTCCATCAAAGCTCTTGGTGCCAGGCGTCATTGAAAGATCATCGAATTTTTCGATGATAGAGCCTACTGTGCCTGTGATTTTACCATCAGCGTCTTTGACTACAACGTGAGCTTTGCCTAAAGTAGGCTGAGCATCAAATAAGTCTGCATCGCCCCACTGAGTAGTGAATGCTCCATTAGAAGAAGTTAGAGAGGTGTGACCTGTATATCTACTAGTGAAAGTAACGTTTAATAACACTTTATCGTATCGGTAAAGCTTATATACAGAATCATCAGCAGTAGGTTTACCAATAAACTTGATGTTTTTAGGTGCGTCATCAGTGTGATTAATCGCATCAGCATAAGTTAATGCTAATTTAATTGTTCCTGTAGTTCCGCCATCCAGTAGTTTACCCCTGTCGGCAAGAGTATCTGTACCGTCATTTACTCTGATTGCAAAGTAAGTTTGCTCGTCTACTAGTGATCCTGTAGTTGCATCTGCAAATGTTACTGTTGTTGTGCTAAAACCATTAAGATCGATTTTAACAGCATCACCAGTTTCAATAGCGTTATCACTACCAAGTGAAATAACACTAGACTGTACTGATGTAACACCATCTTCTAATTCTGTGATGATACCTGAAGCACTGTAGGCCGCAGTTGCATCAAGATCAACATCTGCATCTAAATTGATAACTGCATCTGGTGTGCCGTCACCTCCACCAACCGATACTGTGGAAATCGTAAGACGCTGCTTGTTTGATGTGGCATGAGTGGGAGTAATAGAATCTCCTACTAAAATTGCGTCTGCTTCCGCCTTAGTTAATCCGTTGATTACTCCTGATGCGCTACTGGAATCAATTGCTAATGTACCTACAGATGCCGCTGCATCAAATGATCCGTTAACACAGTGAGACACTGCTATTGAGTTACCTAGCTCGCCCTTATACTTCGCTGTAAAGTTTTCGAATGTTTCGGTAGCTGCTACTAAGCCGACGGCGTCTGCACGAACCACATAAAGTGCATCACTATATCCTAAGAAGTTAGCGGCAGTTAAAAATGTTTCATGGTTTGTCCATGTTAGTGTGTTAGCTGGCGAGTTAGTGTACCTAGATGATGGTGCACCAAAACGACTAACTAGCTCTTGCTCTGAAGTGATTAAAACTCTCTCGTTTGTAGGACCCCATCGAAATACGCCTGCGATTGCGCCTCCGGTTGTTCCAACAGCTGGAGTGCTATTTGTAAGATCGATTTCGCTTACGTTAATACCTGGACTTGTTTGAAAGGCCATTGTTGATTTCTCCTTGTTAATTTTGTAAGTTACAAACTTGTTTTATTTTCTATTTCTATATTTATAATAAACAGAACTTAGCTATTGAAGCCAGCTATTATCGTCATCCGATACCGAGGTCAGTGTAGGAGAGGCTGTATCTGTGTCATATGCGTTGAATCCGATGGGCATCATACTTTCAGCCAGCTCCTCTTCATTTCTCTGTCTGAGCGCATTTACTGTGTTTATGTTAGTGATTTCTTTGAAGAACATTTGATCTGTCATCCAAGCAAATAGCACTAATCCCATAACTAAATCGTCATGGCAACCAGATTCTGCTTCATAAGAATTAGCTTTTCTAGAAAATGTAGATAGTTCGTTTATTGTGTCAAAGTCATTCAATATCAGTTGATCTTGTTCAACTAACATCTTGAGCATATTGCATCCGACTGCCTTGACTGCCTTTGTTGTTCGAATACCTTTATCTGCTTTCTTTGAGAATCCTGTAGATATTCTTTTACCTGATCTACCTGCGGACTCTGTGAACATGAGTGTCTCTACCTCAAATTCGTAATGCAATACTTCTGAGACTTGCTCACCTATATCATTGACTTCCACTAATGTGTAAGCCTCATTATAACTCTTTATACTTCTATATATGATTTCAGCGTAGTCGATAGGCGTTATCATATTATCTTTAAATACACAAACC